GCTTTTATGCTAGAAGGTTCTACTGTCGCACGGTGTTCACTGGAAGTTAATCCACTTAAGAGCCCTTTGGGTTTAAGGTGTGCGTGCGAGGAGCATTTCGAGGCCGCGGTCCCTGGTTCCCAGACCGTGATTGCTCACGATCCTTCTTCCAACGGGCCGAAAAGGCTTCGAACAGTTGAGGGTTCGGGAGGGCAGCCAGACTGGCGGTGACTAAGTCACTTTCAGTCTGGACCTCGCTCAGATCCGCGAAAGAGATGATGAAGTTCGTCTGCACATTGCAGAATCTCATCATTTCGGCGTATGCCGAAGTTGCGCGTACCCACTGACGCTTCATGCGATCGGCTCCGATCGTCGGCTGGTTGCCGGCGACGAAGTCATCGTAAGAGGTGAAGTCGGGTAGGCGGGGAATCTTCGCTAATTCAGCGAAGACCTCGTCAACCAAGCGCCATGGATCCACACTCTGCATTTCGAATGTGGAGGAGCCATCGACCTTAAGAAGGAGTCCGATGTGGCTATGAAGAATCTTCTTCACCGCATCGAACCGTGATTTCTTGTCGACTGGAACCCATGCTTTAGCATATCGTCTGTAGTTGCTTCCTGGGATAGGGAGGTTCTGTTCGAGACTTGCGTGAGCGTAATGCTCCAGCAATGTCTCTACTAATATCTCCGGATCCCACACAAAAGGAAGACGCGAATTTCGCTTAGGCCCCCCTAAGACAAACCAATCATGGATTGTCTTTTGGGGTTCAACCTGAAGCCCTATTACTAGGGCTTTCAGGAGAGCCCAATTCCGATCGTATTTCGCAATGTTGTCGCTGAGCTCGCTCTTTACTGAGTAAAGAGTCCGCAGAGCTAGACATATTTGAATTTCGTCGAAATTGTCCCATCTTTTACGGGCCAAGCTATTCGAGTTCGGGCTTAACGCCGTTACCTTATTGGCGAGAGCCAGTAAGAACGGTCCAGATCCCATCGATGACACGTCGAGCTTAGCTAACGCTGAGCCAGCGACGGTCAACGATTGAACAAGAGCAGCTTGTGCCATTGTCCCTAATCGTCCCTTTGCGAACTCCTTAACGGAGGACTTATAGTCCTTCCGTGACAGGAGGTGCCGCAGAAAGCCTCCAAGAGACTTACGTGACCAATCTAGCCACCCGCGTCGAGCCGCCCTCAGGGCTAGCTCTAAGCGCTGCGTATAAGAACTTACTCCCAACTCTTCGACTAAGGAGAGATGAGAGACATTATCGTTCTCGAGCACGGCCTGGGACGCAAACGTATGTAAGCGCCCAGATATCGTCTTATGAAGGGAGATTGGAACCTGAAGTGCTGAGCACTTCGCTGAATAAGCACTCGCAGTGGGCTCGTCCCCGATGACAACGTCATCACCAAGGACGCGGTATAGTGAGAACCCTCTTGGATCCTCACCCACACTAGTGGCACAGTACAGCACCAAAGCGTGGTGTACGATGGCCATTGAAGGCCACGATGTAAGAGCCCCCATGGGCTGGCCCCTACCGTACTTCACCGACTGTCCGGGCTGGATAGCCCGAAAGTCAAGTAGTCCCTTCTCTTGCGGAAGCACCAAGAAACCTCGATCCCTAAGCAGAGCCAGCCACTTGTCCGTCAAGCCGTTAGGCAATATTGACTTGAAAACTGCCCTGTACAGGGAAATAGGGATGAGGTCCGTTGCACTCTTGAGATCCACGGACCAGACATTGGTCTGCCTGATCCTCAAGAGCTCTCTCTGGAAGGAGGTTAACCCCCCTTCCTGATCGAATGTGCAGTCCCCCGGAAGCACCGAGAGAACATCGGCCATCCAGTTGTGTAGTGGAGCTAGGGCCCTTTGGGTCCAATAGTCCACTATCGCAATAGTCCTCACTTTCCCGGCAGGCTCTTTCAACAAGTGAACCCGTCCGAGGGAGAAGACCGCGTTGTCGGCGGTTATGATATCGTCGACAAAATTGTCTTTCTCCGGACTATGGGAGTGCTCTGCAAGCAAGCTTTGGATACGCTTGTAATCCTTTCCATAGGCATTACGCGTTCCGTACTCCTCAGCGCATTCCAGGTACTCCAAGAGGGCTTTATCGCCCTCTACGTACCAGGACCAGGTGTCTAGGTGTCGCTTCAATACCGACGGGCCCCCATTGGGGCCCGCGGCATAGGATCCATGCGGCTTCTCCATGTACCCGTACCTAGTACGGGGCTGAAGAAGGCCTTTCTTCCCGTTTTCACGAGCGTACTCAGCGATTACCTTGGGCCAGAACAATTTCGAACAAAAGTCCTCAAAATCTGAGAGACTAGTTTGATCGAGTTCAGGCTCAGGCTCTGTAATAGTTGCTAGTGTTTGAGCAGCGTGAGTACCTTCGAAGGCCGTATAGGCTTTCAGAATGGTACGCGCTAGTCTCACTACATTGCGATTACCAGAGCTTATAGCTCTTCTCCATCTCTGGGGAAGTAGCTTAGGTAATCCAGACCTCGAGAGCGACACCGGGACGCCTAGCATCCATGAATCGCGAGGGGCGGATTTATCCGCGAGCCACCGGTCTAGGAAAAAGCAGGCGTTCTTCATTTTCATGATAACGGCCTGCGGACCGGAGGCTCTTAGGATCTTGACGAGGGCCAGTCCCAGAGAAGAAAGATCATCTTTCAAGGACTCAGGAGCGGTAAGGGGCCCACCTAATCTGAAACTGGAGTCTAAACCCCAGTGGAAGATTAGTGACAAGAGGTTAACCTCTGTCAACGTGACCACAGATTCCCGCCGATCTTTCACCGACTTTGATTTGAAACTCCCTAGGGAGCTCAAAGGCCAATTTAATAGCCTACGCCAGCTCCTTTTCGAAGGAGACGAGCGTATCTCAGGAGGATGAATATCGGAAACCCTTTGAACCGACATACTAGCAGTTTCGGCGTTACGCTGAAGTATCTGTTGGTATAGCTTTTTCCAAGCTAAGTACTGCGAGGTCCATCTCTGGATCGCCTGGTACGTGTCCCGTCTAATACTATCAGACGTATGGCGGTCTCCCTTTGGAACATAAGGGAACGCCGGCTCCGTAGGTAGTCGAAGCGGAAGGGGGGTGTTTTTGGGTTTCGGAAGTGTCTCAGAAGTGTCGGGATCAGGATCTCCGGAGGTACCATCCTTGGAAGTCTCCTCAGCTTTTGGCTGATGAGGCACCACAAGGCGTCTATCACCTGCACGAGCAAGTACTATAAGAGGATAATCCTGAGTCATCGAGACTCTGATTTGAATCTGATAAGAACGTTCCGAAAGGTATAGAATGTGACCGCTGTCCATGGGGTCCACTACAGCGTAGCAGCCGCCCCCCACCTGCGTCCAATCTATTTGGACATACAGGGGATGATCTGGTTTTTGCCAGAGAATCCCGGACGAATGAAAGCATGATTTGAAAATTAAAGTCATGTTAGTAGTAAGTTCGAAGGGTACTAGGTATCTGCTTTCCTACCCCCTCACCTGGTTGGGTGAGAGGAGACAGGCCGGACTGTAATCCGCTCAGCAATGGGCGTGGTTTCACCCGTGAGGTTGCCCTCTTGGGCTCCTCGTCGCCGTCATCTCCACCAGCCTCGGAGAGGCCGTAGCCTTCTTCCTAAGACCCGTAGACGGAGATAATCTCACTGTCTTTGGTTCCCATTGAATCACACATCGTGGTTCTGGGACCGAATGGCAAGGATAATCCACTCGGACTCTGAAGAAGGGCTTATTACAGTTTCCTTCTCTCACCCTGGACTCACTGAGTCAACCCTTTAGGCCGCCAGGTCAATTCCTGACAGTCACTCTACTAATGTTTCAAGTAGATGGCTTTCCGCCCAAAGGGAACCCAATGATTCCATTACACGATATGCTCCTTCGCAGGAGCACCGCCGATGCTCGACGTCTCCCCGACATTCGGGAAAAAGGACGCCAGGAGGGGTAGCAGGGTCGTAGGCCAAAAGCCTTTTAAACCCTTATACCCTCCCGCGCCAGACTGGATGCCCTCAGTTTCAAACCTGAGATCCGCATCTGGCGTCTCTTCACCGTCGTAACTCAGCTCGATGCCCGAAAGCACCTTGCTACTAGGGTACGGCTGGGAAGGAGAGTACAGGAACCCACCTCCTCCTGGAACACTTTACCCGTTTCTATAACGGCGGTCTAGCTAGGGGCCACTCTCACGAGTGCTGCTCCGACCTGACTGAAAAGTGCCCGGGAAGTGGGCTTTCTTGATTGTGCGCAAGCGGACGCCGGGCCGTGGGGGAGGGTTGGTAACTTCCTTCCTCCAGTCGCTAGATAGGTTTCTGACCTTGACCCCAAGTCTCGATCAGTCTTTTCCTTTGACTGGTACAAAACAGAGCAACATTGCTCAAGGCTTTCACCCGTTTCCGGATGGCCACCTCATAGCCTGCTGCCAAGTAGTGTACAGAACTCGTACTCAGTACGGTTCTGGGGAGGATTCACG